GTAGTTGGACCATAATACGGCGCAACTGTGTGTTCTCCATAGAAATTGTTAGCAGCTGATAGATTATATGTATTGACATAATAATTGATATCAACCCCGAAATTATTGATCAATTCTGAAAACCCGCTGTTATACAATGCCCGCTCAGCTTGAAAATTAGAAGGATCAGCGAATCCACCACAAAGTGGTTTATAAACACCTGCGAAGATATTCGAAGGCGTTAAGCAAGATAATGGAGTTACAGGACATCCCATGGTTTTATTTAACCTTCACGACCCTTGCAACGGGTTTATTTTCTGGTGTCATGTACATTTGCAATCCAAATGGACTATTTTTTATTTTAGATAATTTATTATCTTTAAACTCCAAATTGTATGTGACCAACACATCGGTAAGCTCTGGTCCTTGGAAGATATAATTCAATACATTTATCTTAGGATTGAGTTGTTTATATGGTCCTTTAGTTGTCATATGTTTTCTAGTTCCAATATCTCTTGTTATATTACCACCTTTTATATTACGGTGGGCTGAGAGCTTGGGGGTACCATCTGCCATATTATGCGCATATTCTAGAAAGAATGTTTCAAAAGATTTCACTATATCTATTTAACAAAAAAGGGGAGTCATTTAAGACTCCCCTTTGTTTCTATGAATTTTCTAAGAATTACTTGATGTATTCAGCACCCTTTTTGTAATTTCCAACTTTGTTGTTGGAACCTGCTCCAATATTTGGTTGCTTAGCATTGTAAAGAGCGTGACCGTAGTCTCCGTCATCACCTACTTTGTCGGTGACATCTGAAGATGCCTTACCACCCTTTGCTTTGACCTTACCAACGGTGTTTGGTCTTCCGGTCAACTTACCGATTGCAGGGGTTTCTTCATCTTCTTCGCCATCCATCATATCATCTTCGCCTTCGTCGCCCATGTCGAAGTCGAGTTCATCTCCTTCGCCTTCATCTCCACCTTCTTCTTCACCACCTAGAACGGTCATGAGAACATCGTGAAGCTTTTGAGCAGTTGCTCTGTCGAGAGTGAAGGTAACTTCATCTTCCCCACCGCCAAAATCAGAATCCATTTCATCATCTGTCATTTCATCATCAAGTCCGAATGCAGCGGCATCATCCTCTGCGTCTTCTGGACCTCCCATGTAATTTTCATTAACGACGGATCTAAACAATTTATCAAAACTAAGTGTTTTTCTAGTCATAACTTTATTTAGTATTTGTTTTCCCATTTTTCTACTTTCTTGCAATTCTTTTTCTTCTTCGGACTCACATCTCTCCATCCCTCTCCCCAGCTCTTTCAACCGGCGGTTGATAATTTCTCTTTGTTTATCTGAAAGATCTGGGTTTTTAAGATCTGCACGAAGAGCCATCTCTTGTTTTTCCATTTTACTGGACTTCTTATATCTACCCTCGTTATCTTCTTCCTCATTATCCTCTTCTTTACATCCGCATTCACAATTCGATGGATGATCATCGTTCAATGCTTTTGTAGCACCTCCCTTTTCATCAAGACCACCATCCTGTTTAGGGAAATTTTCATCAAATGCATTTGGTGGTTGGTTCTTGGATTCTTTGACAATTGTGTGTTTTAACGCATTCAACATGTCTCCATATGCGTTTCCGATGTTTTGAAGATCCTTTTTGATCATAGTGTTATTTAACCATATACAGTTAAATATCTTAATATGTCAAAGAAACCAGAGAAGTTTTATATGGGGAATCAAAATCTTCCCTCTAAAGGAACTATTATATCATATACACCAGATCAAATTAAAGAAATGGAAAAGTGTGCTAAGAACATATTACATTTCGCTGAAAAATACTTTTACATATTGAATATTGATGATGGTAAAATTCCAATTAAACTATACAAAGCTCAGAAACGAGTTTTAAAACAAATGATGGAGCATCGGTTCTTTTGTTTATTGGCAAGTCGTCAGGTGGGAAAAGCATTAGCATTAAACACTCCTATAAAAACTCCAACCGGTTGGACTACTATGGGAGATTTGAAGACTGGAGATGTCGTATATGGATCAAACGGTCAACCCTGCAATGTTACACATTCGCATGAAATAAGATATGACAGAGATTGTTATGAGGTAGAATTTGATAATGGAGAAAAAATTATCGCAGATGCTGAACATAATTGGTTCACCCAAAGTAAATCTGAACGTAAACGCAAAAATAACAACGGCGGAAGCGTCAAGACGACTAAGGAAATATTTGATACATTATTGTCAAAGGCTGGGGAGCCAAATCACAGAATACCATCTTGTATACAAGGATTGAATGGATCTGAAAAGGAATTAATCATACCGCCATATGTTTTGGGTTTATGGCTTGGTGATGGTGCTAATGATTCATCTAGAATAGCGGTGGGTGATCGAGATATCGCTGAGACTTTGGAAAATTTAAAACCGTATGCTCAATATAAAATAATCCACAAAAAATGGAAGAGTGGGTGTAATGGTATTAATTTGGGGATGTTGAGTGGAAGATATGGAATGAAAAAAGAAACATCACTCCAACAAGAACTTAGAGAAGCGGGATTGTTGAATAATAAACATATCCCAGCAAATTATATGTTTTCTTCTAGAGAACAAAGATTGGAATTGCTTAGAGGATTAATGGATTCCGATGGATACATTAATCCAGTGGGAACTGCTATATTTTACAACACAAATTTGAAATTAGCGAAAGATGTAAAAGAATTGATTGAAAGTTTAGGATACAAAACAACTTATAAAACATTTATACCAACATTAAACGGAGTTCCTTGTGCTGAATGCGCTGAAGTTATATTTACTCCGAGAGAATTGGTGTGTAAATTATCGTTCAAATCATCTAGAATAAAAATAAACGATATAGTTGAACACGAATCAAATAAAAGAAATCAATGGCATTATATTAAAAACATAAAACAGATAAATTCAGTACCTGTTCGTTGTATTTCTGTTGATAGTCCAGATAAATTGTTTTTGGCTGGTAAAACTTTAATACCTACTCATAACTCCACCCTTATGACAATTTATATATTATGGATGGCTAATTTCTTTGAAAATCAAAGAATTCTTCTTGTTGCAAACAAAGAATCTACAGCTATTGAAATTTTTAGTAGAGTTAGGATGGCATATGAAATGTTGCCGAATTGGTTGAAGTCTCCCGTTGTGGAATACGCCAAGACTAGTATGGAACTTGAGAACAACAGTCGCATATCCATTACAACTACAACTGGAACGGCAGCGCGTGGTCAAGCCGTCTCTGTTTTAATTATTGACGAATGTGCTTTCATTGAGTGTGTTGATGGAGATACGTCAATAACAATTAAAAATAAGGAAACTGGAGAAGTTGAAAACATAAGTATATATGAGTTCTACAATAAACTTGAAAATGAATCCCAAAATGTCTGAAGAAATTGCATTAAACAAATCAAAATATGAAATATTATCCAACGATGGGTGGAAAGATTTCAAGGGAGTTATAAAAAGAAAAGATGCCGATTGTGTATTTATTAGAACGCACAGCGGTAAAAATGCTATAGTATCATGCAGTCACAAATTTATAGGTAAAAATAAATCTACAATTGCAGCAAGTGGCAGTTTTAATAGATTTATAAAAACTCAAGATGGTTATGAAAAAGTTGTAAATGTTAAGTTAACTACGAATAGAGATGTATATGATATATATGATGTAGAAGATTGTCACAACTTTATAGGCAACGGTATAGTAAATCATAATTGTCATCTTATGGACCCATTCTGGGCATCTGTATTCCCAATCGTATCATCTTCCAAAAAAGCAAAAGTTTTCATGTGTTCCACTCCAAACGGAACTGGTAACTTGTTCTATGATATATACACTGGTTCAATTGAAAACAAAAACGGATGGGCTAATGATAAAATTTTATGGAATGAAATTCCCGGAAGAGATGAAAAATGGGTGAAAGAAATCAAGGGAGGGTTGGCATCCGAAGAAAAATTTGAACAAGAGTTCAACTGTCAGTTCTTAAATTCAGGAACGGGATCGATGGGCGAAGATGCATATAACCACATGAAGTCTTACATATCTGATCCAGTAGAGACTTTGATGGATGGTAAGTATAAGATTTTTGAGCATTATCAAGAGGGGCGGATTTATATAGCAGGTGTTGACACCGCTGAAGGTATCGGAGGTGACTTCAGTTGCATAAAGATACTAGATATAACCGATCTTAAAGAAATCACCGAAGTTGCTGAATATTACGATAATGCCATATCGGTTTCTGAGTTTGCCAACAAGGTGCATGAGATTCTATCCCACTGGGGTAAACCATTGGCTTGTATTGAAAGAAATAACCAAGGTGGTCAGGTTGTTGACAGACTTGGACTTGATATGGGATACATGGACAAGATTG